TCCGTTTATAGACCAATAAAAAGAGCAATTGAATGGCTAAAGGTAAATTTCGAGAGATTAATACTCCTAGGTATAAATTGTCCGGCCGGTATTTGCACTGCAAAATTGTGTTGGTGGTTTACCTGAGCATGGTCGGCGCGTTGGTGGGTGCGCAGGATATTGAGAGTGGATTATTAGCTACTCCTAAATCTAGATTAGAAGTTAAAGCCTGCATTGTATCAGCTTGTGCTCTACCTCTAACAGTACTGGCTACATCTTCAGTAGCAGCTTTATCCCGCATTTCTACTAACAAAGGGTCATACGTACGCTCAAAATAATCTGCATCTTCTTTTGCTATAGCCGCAGCTATTTGTTCTGTTTCAGTAGACTTATAGTCTTCTGGATTAGGGGCTCTAGTTTTGCTTCCCATGTAAAGTCACCTTTCTTCTGTATATTGTAGTTTCTTTTGTCCAACCTGTTTTACTTAAAAATTTACCTAACTCGGATACTGCTGATTGTGCTTCGATACTTCCACATCCACAATACTCAGCAATACCTTCAAACCATCTTATATGATTTAACCAGTTATTTTTACCTCTTTCGTGTGTGTACGCAATCCATACAACTAAAACCTTTTCTTCAGAATAAGGATCTTCTTGTACAGAAAGTACTACAAACCCTAAAGGTGACACAAAAAGCATAGACTTACCTGCTACACATTCCGCGTACACGTCTTCAGGTTTATACGTTAAGTGAGGGTTTTGTTCTAAAATAAATTCAATACCTTCACGTACCATTTCCCAACAAGTACGAATATCAGTGTACTCTGGGATATCAAAATTCTTATGTATATTTACAACATTAGCAGTCATTAGTAATCAAGCTCCATTCCATATTTTTTATAACGCTTACGTTTAGTAAGTCCCACTCCTCGGTATTTAACAAGCCTGCGTACACCTAAGTCTCCGCTACGTGCTCGTAGTTCTGCTTCTGCTACTTGTTGGTTAAACAATCCTAAATAATCTGCAGAAGCATATATATCCGTCCATGCCCTAGACGGTATACGTAAAAGTCTGTACAACGTGCCGTACAAAATGCCGTCTCTGTAATCGTTTGAGAACGCCGTATCTATATTAGATGAAGTACGTGTTGGTTTAAGTGCTACAGATAACTGTATAGAGTTAGTTAAAGTAGCGTTAGGTACTGGTATCAACCAAAATTTATTTGCATCCTTTTGTAAGTACACTTTAGGTGTACTAGACCTATCTCTCCAATCGGGAAAGTTAAGCTCTAAACTCCTTGGACTAATAGGATCTAAATCTTCTCCGTCATAAATAGCCCAAAGTATGCTGTGTACAGAAGTACCTACAGGCTGATCGAACTCGTACTCATATATACCTGACGTACTAGATATAGGATCTAGGTCATAAACAAAAGCTTTGCTTTTTGCACAAAACTCTATTGTTGCTGACCTTAAATTAGATTTTACTAACATCTCAGGACAACCTGGAACGTAAGGTAATATCTCTTTTACTAACGAATCAAATGTAGCCATAGTTTATCCTGTAGGTAAATTCTGAGGAGTCGCTAGTGCATTACTACGCGCATCCTGATTAGGGCTTAGCCCAAACTGTACTTGTGATCCTGCTCCTATACTAGACATAAACAACTGATAATGCAGCTGTGCCATGTTCATATTCCCTGCAAATTCAGCATCTTTTAAGTAACACTTATACAAAACAAAATCTACTATAGCATTACCGTACACATCATCTATATCTATTGTAGAACTAGTACTAGACAAATCAGTTGGATTTGCAGAAGTTATAACCTCTACAAACGTACTTGTAGTAGAAGCCCCTGGGTACACATAAAACCTACGTGGGTCATCTTCATCAAACATATAATGCCTAACGGTAGTAGTATGTGCTGCATCTCCTGTTACATCAGGGTCGTGCCAATCAGGGTCTTGAGCATTAATAATATCCATATCTACTAATGTAATAGCTCGTTTGCCTGTTGCACTCCCTCCTGCTGCAGACATGTTTCGTACAACTTTAATTAAACGTAATGCAGAACTAGGAATAGTCTGCTCTGTGCCTACTGCTAAAGCAATATTAGAATGATCTGCTGAAGACTCAGGTCTTATATTAACTATTTCCCTTTGTGCATCATTTATATAACGCAAAAGTTCCGCTTCAGGAAAACGGACATTAGTAGAATCTTGCAGTGAATCTTCTATACGAAGTATTAGGTTTGCACCTGTTAATGTACCTGCCATATCTAGTCTCTATTTATTCTTCGAC